AGATGTAGTTAATAGATTTGTACCTTGTATGTGTGCAGGTTTAGCTTATTACATATCTCAAAAGAAAGCGCCTCAAAGAACACAAGAAATGAAATTACTTTACGAGGATGAATTATTAAGAGCATTACAAGAAGATGGTTCTTCTTCAAGTGTTTACATATCACCTAAAACTTATTATCCGGAGATCTAATGGCAAAGTTTGCAAAAGGGAAACACGCTTTAGCAATCTCTGACCGAAGCGGATTAGCTTTTCCGTGGAGAGAAATGGTTACAGAATGGAATGGTGCGTTTGTGCATTACTCAGAGTTCGAACGTAAGCAACCACAACTTGAGCCAAGACCATTTGTTGCTGACCCACAAGGTTTAGAAAAAGCAAGACCACAAGTTGCACCTTTACCTACTCCAGATTTATTACCAGAAAATCCTATTACTACAAGCGATGTTTTTATTGATGGTGATCGGACTGCTGTTTATGTTGTAACTCAACCTAACAGTGGAATATTAGTAAATGATGTAGTGAGGCTAATGAGTATAAAATCAAATTTATCATCAAGCACAACTGCTTTACAAATAAGTATTCAAGCATTAGAATTATCAACCACCTTACAATCTAGCATAACTTCTACAGATACTTCTTTGGCTGTAGATGATAATCTTGGTTTCTATAGAGATGGTGGTTATGTAGTTATTGAAAAAATAAATTCTACAACAGGATTTTTTGAAAATGAAGTAATTCAATATACAGCATATGATAGCTCTACAAAAGTATTATCAGGTTTAGTTAGAGGAACTAACGCTCCATTTAGAGGAGTTAAACCTAAAAATACTACAGCTAGTTCCCATGATGCCGGAGCCAAGATATTTGGAGCAAGATTAGTTGATTCTTTAAATGAAACAACTCAAAGTCAAGCAGGGCAACCTTCAACAATAACTATTGCTAATAGTTATAATTTAAAAGAAAATGATGAAGGCACTTTCTTTATAGATGAATATGGACCAGGAGGAGGCTTGAATTGTCTCGCAGGTCCTGTTAATAATAACTTCACAAGTACAAATTTATAATTATGACATACACAGAATTATTACAAAAGATTAGAGACTATACCGAAGTAGATGCAAATGTTTTTACATCAACTATCTTAGATGGATTTATTGAGAATGCTGAATATAGAATATTTAGAGATGTAGATTCAGATAATAATAGAAGATATGCTGTAGCAAATTTAATTACAAACCAAAGATACATAAATACTCCAGCAGATTTATTAATTATTAGATCTGCTCAAATAGTAGACTCCGATGGAAGTTCTCAACCCGATAATAGAGATTTTTTACAATATAGAGATACTAGTTTTATGTCTGAATTTAACCCTACGGAAACAACAGGAGTTCCAAAATACTATGGTTATTGGAATGAAAGTGAAATTATAATAGCCCCTACACCCGATGCTACTTATGAAATTCAGTTAAACTATATCTTGAAAGCCCCTGGTTTATCTGCTACAAACACTACTACATATATAAGTCAAAATTTTCCCAATGGACTTTTGTATGCATGCCTAGTCGAGGCTTACGGTTTTTTAAAAGGGCCACAAGACCTCTTGCAATTATACGAACAAAAGTATAAACAAGTGGTTGAAGGCTTCTCAATTGAACAAATGGGAAGAAGAAGAAGAGATGAATATCAATCAGGTGTTCCTCGAATCGGAAAATAAAATAGGAGATATACTATGGCTATAACACAAGCAATCGCAAATGCTTTTAAGAAACAATTATTAGAAGGAGATCAAAACTTTTCTTCATCTGGTGGTGATGTTTTTAAATTAGCGCTTTATACTTCTTCAGCAACTCTAAACTCAGCAACTACTTCATTCACAACTACAAACGAAGTTGCGAACACAGGTACTTACGCATCGGGTGGTGATCCATTAGCAGGTCAAAATACTTCAATTGCATCAGGTGTTGCAATTGTAGACTTTGCAGATTTATCATTTACAGGTGTAACGTTGACAGCTAGAGGTGCAATGATCTACAATACATCTTCTGCAGTTACTAATGCAGCAGTTGCAATTTTAGATTTTGGAGCAGATAAAACAGCTACATCAGGAACTTTCACAATACAGTTTCCGGCATTTACTACAGCAGCAGCTATATTAAGAATATCTGGTTAAGGAGAATTAAATGGCGTTAGTCGTAAACGATAGAGTTAAAGAAACCTCTACCACTACTGGTACGGGCGTTCTTACTCTTGCAGGAGCAGTAACAGGGTTTGAAACTTTTTCTAGTGCAATTGGAAATACGAACACAACGTATTACGCAATTGTAAACACCGTTAATGCAGAATTTGAAGTTGGATTAGGAACAGTAGGAGCAGGTACTTTAACTAGGACTACTGTTATATCATCATCAAATTCTGATAGTGCAGTAGATTTTGCAGCGGGCACAAAAAATGTTTTCTGTACTTTACCGGCATCAAAATCAGTAATACTAGATGCAAGTGGAAACATTGTTGCAAACAATGGAAGTAACTTAACAGATTTAAATGCAAGTAATCTAACTTCAGGAACTGTTCCTGATGCAAGATTTCCAGCAACACTTCCAGCTTTAAATGGATCCGCACTAACAGCATTGAATGCAACACAATTAACTTCAGGTACAGTACCTGACGCAAGATTCCCATCAACACTTCCAGCTGCTAATGGAAGTAATTTAACAGATTTAGTTGCTACAAATATAGCAACAGGTTTAGTTCCAACCGCAAGACTAGGAACTGGTACAGCTTCATCTACAACTTTTTTAGCAGGTGATCAAACTTACAAAACTATTACTGCAGACATTACAGCAGTCACAGCTGGGGATGGTTTAACAGGTGGCGGATCTTCAGGAGACGTTACATTAAACGTTGGAGCTGGAAACTTAATTGATGTTCAAGCAGATCAAATAGATGTTGATCTTTCAGAATTAACTACATCTACATCAGACGCTGATGGAGATTTCTTTGCTGTAGTTGATGCAGCAAACGCACAGAAAAAACTTACAAAAGGCAATATTGCTATTTCAGGTTTTAATAATGACAGTGGATTCATTGATGGATCTGCTTTAAATGCTTCTAATTTAAGTTCAGGAACTGTTCCTGACGCAAGGTTTCCAGCGACTTTACCAGCTTTAAATGGAAGTGCTTTAACAAATTTAGATGCAGCTAATTTAGCGACTAATTTAGTTCCAACCGCAAGACTAGGTACAGGAACAGCTTCTTCTACAACTTTTTTAGCAGGGGATCAAACCTATAAGACTATTACTGCAGATATTACAGGTGTTACAGCAGGTTCTGGTTTAACAGGTGGCGGAACTACAGGTGATGTTACATTAAACGTTGGTGCAGGTGCTCTTATTGATGTCACAGCAGACGCTATCGATGTAGATTTATCAGAACTTACAACCTCTACTTCAAATGGAGATGGAGATTTTTTTGTTGTAGTTGATTCTTCTAATAATCAAAAAAAATTAACTAAAGGTAATATTAACAACTCAGGTTTTAATAATGACGCTGGCTACACAACAAACGTTGGTGACATTACAGGCGTTACAGCAGGATCTGGTTTAACAGGTGGTGGAGCTTCAGGTTCTGTTACCTTAAACGTTGGAGCTGGGACAGGTATTGATGTTGCAGCGGATGCAGTTTCAGTTGATGTATCAGACTTTATGTCAAATGGTTCTAACAATAGAATTGTAACTGCAACAGGTACAGATGCAATGAACGCTGAAGCGAATTTAACATTTGATGGTTCTACCTTAACTGTAACTGGTGCCGCTTCTGTTGCAGGGCATATTACTCCAGGAACAAATGATACTTATGACTTAGGAGCTGTAGGAAATGTTTGGAGAAACATATACACTGGTGACTTACATTTATCTAACGAAGCAAAAGATGAAGGTAATGCTATTGATGGTACAAAAGGTAACTGGACTATACAAGAGGGTGCCGAACATTTATATATTTTAAATAATAAATCAGGTAAAAAATATAAATTTAAGTTAGAGGAAATTTAATGATTTTTAATTTTGACACAAAACAATACGATAGTGAAAAATTATCTGATCAAGGTAAAATGTATTTATCAAAGCTTCAAAATATTGTTGCTAAAAAACAAAATTTAACTTTAGAATTTAATGATTTAGAAGTTTTACAAAAACATTATTCTGATTTATTAAAACCAGAATTACCTAAAGAAGAAAAAGAAGAACAAAAAACAGGAGCCTAATTCATGGCCCTAGGAGTTAGTGCATATTCAGAGACACCTTTCGGTGCAGAGAATTCTAGTGTAATTGTATATCCATTAGGTATTGAGTTAACAGCTCAAGAAAATTCAGGTATTGTTGTTATAGATGTGGACGTTTCTGCAACTGGTCAAGCTTTGACATCTTCTGCTGGAACAGCAGATGGTTCTTCACTAGTTGACATTGGTTTAACTGGTCAAGCTTTAACTGCAGCAGAGGGGACACTTGATCAATCTTCAAACCAAGAGATTGATGTAACAGGTTTTGATTTAAATCTTAACCTAGCTAATTCTACACATGATACTTTAACAGCTTTTGGCGAAGCACCTTTTGCAACATTAAGTCCAGCTACATTCCTTATTCCTGTTGAAGTAGAAGCGACCACTGGTGGTATTGTTGGAACATTCCCTCTACCTATGTCTTTAGGTAATGTTACCGAAATTACAGCAGATGCTCTTGTTAATTTAACAGGTTTCCCATTAACAATGCAGGAAAATACTCCAGGAGTTGTTGGAGATGCAAATGTTTCAATTACAGGATTTTCAACACCATTAGTTTTAGGAACTGCTCAAGGTTTTACTGATGTTACAACAGAAGATGTAACAGGTATAGGATTTAATATAAACTTAGGAAGTGTTATTGCTTTCGCTGATGTAGATGTTTCAATCACAGGTTTCCCACTAACAATGCAGGAAAATGCTGCAACAGTTACTGGAGATGCTAACACTACTGCAACAGCTTTACCTATGACAGCTGCTCTTGGTACAGCTGTTTTAGACGCTAACACTTTAGTAGATTTAATTGGTTTTGATTTAACCATGCAGGAGGGAACTGCAACAGCACCAGATTCATTAGCTATATTAACAGGAATTGAAATGACAATGGCTGAAGGAAGTGTTGTAGGTCCTGTTATATGGAACCCAGTACCTACAGGTAATGCACCTATAGATCCTCCAGGTTGGAAAGAAGTAGCTTGATTTATGGTGATAATATAATTATAATTGTATATTTAGGAATTTAAAAAATGGCAAATACTACATCAACAAGTTTAAAATTAACTGTACAAGCTACTGGAGAAAATTCAGGGACTTGGGGTCAAATTACTAATACTAATTTACTTATTTTAGAGCAAGCTATTGGTGGATATGATGCAGTAGGTTTAAATGCAACCACTGGTGCAACCTTGACTTTTTCAAATGGTGTTTTATCAAATGGTAAAAATCAAGTTTTAAGATTAACAGGAACTATTACAACTGCTGTTAATGTTACAATTCCAGACTCTATAGAAAAAACTTATTTAGTTGAAAATGCAACAACAGGTGCCTTTACCGTAACCTTTAAAACAACTAGTGGGACAGGAGCTACTTGGTCTACCACAGACAAAGGGTATAAAATTTTATATTCAGATGGAACTAATGTTGTAGATATTACAGCAGACTTAGGAGATATTACTGCTGGCGACGTTACTTCAGGGAGCATAACTGCTACAGGAAACATTGTACCTGGTGCAAATGATACTTATGATCTAGGAGCTGTAAGTAATGTATGGAGAAACATATATACAGGAGACTTACATCTTTCTAATAAATTTAAAGAAAAAGGTAATATAGTTGATGGAACTAAAGGAAATTGGACTTTACAAGAAGGTGAAAGTGATATATTTATGATTAATAATATATCTGGAGAAAAATTTAAAATTAATTTATCTAAGATAAAAGGAGATTCATAATGGGACTATTTTCAGACGGAACAGAAATTATTAATGGGGGAGAACTACTAGAAGGTGGTATTCCTACAGCAACTATTGTTCCATGGACAGATTCATCAGTACCATCTGGATTCTTAGAATGTAATGGTGCAGCAGTTTCAAGAACAACTTATTCTGCATTATTTGCAATTGTAGGTACTACTTACGGCGCAGGTAATGGTTCAACCACTTTTAACGTTCCTGATTTAGCAGATAACGTACCAGTTGGAAAATCTAATAACAAAGCTTTAGCATCTACAGGTGGAGCAAATACTGTAACCTCAACAGGAAATGTTGCTGGTTCAACAGCAAACGCAACTTTATCAACAGCACAACTTGCTTCACATAATCATAACACAACCCTTAAGGATCCTGGAAGTCCTAATTATACACCTGCTCCAACTCTTGAAAGAGGAAGTGCGGGAAGAGGAGCTGCTAGTAATGTTAACTTTAATAATGCAGGTTCTGGTTCTGGTCACGCTCACAATATGAGCGCAAACTTTTCGGGAGATGCAACTTCAGTTATTCAACCTTATTTAGCATTAATTTATATAATTAAAACGTAGGAAAAATTATGGCAACAAACGCAAATTGGACAGTAGTATTCGAAGACAAACTCGTTATTAAAAATTACGCTGAAGGAGCTTCGGAAGGAATTGGGTATCATATTGATGATAATTCTTTTTGGGAAAATGAAAGTTTTCAAAATATTTGGGCTATTCAATCAGATACTTCTAATACCTCTGATGAAGTAGAGCATAGAGATAGCACTCCCCATTGTTCTTTATCTGATGAAGGTATTAATATACAACAGTTTATTGATAAATGGGATGCAGCTCATTTACTTATATTACAGTCTAACTGGGACACTAATAATCATCCAGATGGTGAAACTGAAGATGAAAAAATTATTAGATTAGGCGCAAGACCTACTTCTTATTCTTCATAAAAGTGTATCTTTAGAGGATAAAAAACAATTAATACAATACCGAGTTCCTTTTGTAACAGGCTCAGTTCCATGAATCCAAACTAATTCTGCAGGAAATATCATTCCATCTCCAGTTTTAAAAGACTCTTTTATTTGACCATTAAAAAATCTAAATTCTCCTCCTTCATAGTCTTCATTTAAATTTAAAGTACATGAAGCTCTTGTAGAACCACTTATGTCACTATGATCTTTAATACACTCTCCTTCTTTATATTTTATAATACGAATATTA